ATAATTTAATACCTGGGAAAAATATACATTTCAGATACATGGATAAAATATTTAGAAATGATTTAGAAGTTCCCCTTGTAGCGGTGATATATACTTTCTTATATCTAGCCATTACTCTTAAGAAGATTCTTTGGAAGGGATACAACTTAAATGTGCTGTCTTCTGGAAGAATATAATCAATAAAACGATCGGGGTAGACTTGAAAGTAGGAGAGCATTTCTGCGAAATCAGGAAACATTTCATGAATACTTTTACTTGAGTTTGTCCCTTTTACATTCTCTAACTCATCCCAAGTTTTCCACTTTTTATTGCTCATCTTCTTCATCCTTTAGAGAGAAGTCCATGTCATCATAATCATTCTCGTTTAATTCTACTGGAGTTTCATCCACTTCATAAAATTCATCTAATTCTTGCTCAATTTCTTCTGGAAGCTCTGATAAGACTTGCTTTCCAACTAGCCTGTTATAATAATTGGCGAGAGCAATTATCATTGCATCAACAACATCTTCTTCAAATGTAATAACAGGAGGTTTTCTAAAACCGCGCTTTTCTACTTCCTCGAATATTTGAGAAAAGCTTCTAATTCCAGTTGCATCATCTAATCCTTGTCTATCTACAGGTCTAAACCCAGCGGATTTGGTCATATCTTCCATAGTCTTTGATAGCTTATTGTAATTGTTCCAATCACCAGCCTGCCTCAATCTGTCTCGTTCGACAGATAAGTAAGACAGTTGTTTTAGTTGGTCTATATGAATAGAGGTGTTAATTTCATGAGTCTCTTTCATATCTGTATAAAACTTCTCCATCTGTAGATATTCATGCTTTTTATATCCGATACCCCATTTATCTACTAGATCATCTGAATACTCAATGAGTTTTCCTTGTTGTGTTTCAATTGTATCTGACAGCTTTGCTGTCTGTAGGTCTGTTGACTTTCCAATACCTTGTATGCCATCACTATCATCAAATGTTTTACCTTTTAATTGTTGGAGCGAATTAATCTTTCTAATGTATTCACCAAGGGCATGTCTTCCAGACTGAACAGCTTCATTCCATATCTTTTCCACAAATGGTTTATCGATCTGTCTCAAAAAGCCAATCACAGCTTCTATATCGTCAACGTCTACTTGTTCACGAACGCAGTCACGACAAATATTGATCATCCCATCGGGGAATAGTGGACTATCTACTTTATAAAAAAATGTGCTCGCTTTCTCTTTACCACAAGAACTACATTTTTTCTTAGGTTTATCGTTGTTCCTTCGCCTTGAATTACTCATACATTCGCTCCTTTCTTTCGTTCATTTAAAAAAAGAGCATTATTAAAGCGTCTTAGTTAAAAGGGAGAGAAAACTAAGACGCTTTGAAATGCTCTTTTCATAGAAAAAATACCTTCTATAGTTTATCGTGTTTTGAAACGGTTTTTGTACCACTTTTTAATAAAATGTTGTTTTTATACTTTGGTTTCAACTTGTAAGCCTAGTTTTTCAATTAATTTATCATCATCTGTATTATTAATCACATAGGTAAAAGTTCTTCCTCGTAATTTTGTATCTAAATCTTTAGCAGTGTTGTGAAGATTAATAATTGTAATAGTAGTATTCCCCTTTGTAAATATGATATCATCACCACATCTTTGATACTCATCGGATTTACCTAGTAGATTTCGAAACGTTTCATATGTATTACAGACCCCATTGAAATCTTTTTCGAATACAATAATCGACTCTTTTTCTTGTTTAGGAAACAAAAGATTATGTAGTAATTGAATGGATTCTTCGATCATATCCTCTGCTTTCAAAATACCCTTATCACTCATTCTCATCAATAGATTAATATAATCTATTAACTCCTGTGGTCTTGTTATCATGACTATTCATTCCTTTATTATTTTTTTATCCAACCTTAATTCTCTTGACTTCAACGTCTCCACTTTCATCAACGATAATAATTCCTTGAGAAGGAGAAGAGAGTTTCCTTAATTTATTTTTACTATAATCATCTGCGCCTTTTAGCGATCCTAATGTAACAATTCTTTTATCTAACCCAACCTCGATATCTCTAAAACTATGATAATGACCCATTACAATCATGTCGTAAACAATATTATCCATCGCAGAATGTTTTGCCAAAAGAGATTCATCCTTAAGAGAGTCTCTATCTCCATGAATAAATTTTATATTACGTGAATTAATCTCCAATCGATATTCATAGTCATCGGATTCATTAAAAGTAATCCTTTCAGTTTTTGTATTCTGAATAAATGACTTGATTGAATAATTGATTGACTTTACTACATGATCTCCATCTATATTTTTTTCTTTGTCGGTAATTCGATCGTGATTTCCTGCAATTCCTGCATAAGAAACATTAAATCTTTTTTCGGCAAGAAACATTAGGAACTTGATAATTAAATCGGAAGCTCTTACAATTTGATCGGAAAATAGAAATTCAACATTATATCCTTGATTAAATCTCATAGATGAATGCTCGATAACGTCACCCAAGTTAACAACATGAAGGTCTGTTATATTGTTCATATTTGCCTCTCTAATTATTTTAGAAGCATAGACACTCAGTCTTTCTAGTGCAATATTGAAATTATATTGATTTACATTAGTATCGACTAATGCACCTATATGTAGGTCAGACAATCCAACAATCATTTTTTTGCCAGAAGAGGGAAGGGGAGAGGTTTCAATTTTTAAACTAGAGAAATCATAATTTTTGAAAGCGCTTCCAATTTGTTCAGTAACAATACTAAAATCAATTAGCTCTCTTTTCCCTTTATTAATTTCTCTTAAGACATTTTGATTCTCTCTTTTCTCATAAGATATTTCTCCAACTAATTCTTTAATCGATTCAAGTTTATTATCAGTAACCATGTCCACATGCTTTTGAACATCTGGAAGTTCTCCAATTGATTTTTGGTATGATTTAATCATGCATCGATAGGATTCGCTGTTTTCAGCATCATAGAACCCTTCTTTCTCCATTAGTTTCACTAATTGATTCCAAGAAGCCCGTCTAGATGGGGAAGCCTTTTGTAATTCTTTTTTTATTCGAACAGAAGTTATCAAATGTTCCTCTGAAACAGTGATTAGCTCACCAGCTTTATTTGTATATGATCTCATTCTATATATTCATCCTTATCTTTTTATTAATACAAAATAAGCCAAAGGCATCAGCCTCTGACCTATCATTCTGCCTTCCCGACCACTCGCAGAAGCGAGAAATTATATACAGAAGGGACAGCCTAAGCTGTAACCTTTCGATAACGATCGCCACAGATGACATCTAGCATGAAGTCATATGGTGTTTTTCCATCAGAGTTTAACAACTGTGTTAGGATACTTGGTGAGAATCCACTTACAAGTTGTACTCCAACTTCGTTCATTGTCATAGGCGTATTGCTATGTGCATCTACATTCCAAAAAACAATGTTAGGTAAATCATAGCCGTAGCTATTGAATTTTTCCTTCATGTTCTTGAAGATGTTTTTGCTTGCTCCATCAACACAGTGGTTAAACTGCATATCTGAAATGATGTAAATTTTCTTAACTACTTCATCGTTTGGTAAGCTGTTTTTCACTGCTACATCTAAGATTGTTTGAAGCGATCTTTCGATGTTGGTACTCATGCCCCAATCTGCACGTGAAATATTGTTTACCTTTTCGACAATGTTTGTTCCCTGAATCTTAACCAACTCTGGATACTCACTGAATGTCATGAAATGATCTTTATAAGCACCTTTATTTCTCTCAGCAATATACATCGCCAATGAGATAGCAACATTCATTGGTGTGCCAGACATGCTTCCGCTTACATCAGCCATAACAATTGAATCTTCTGGTTTATCTCCAATATAGTTAGGAAGATTATTCCACTGCCCTTCGAACAGTTTAATTTCTTGTTCAGTGTAATGTGGAGTATCCCAATAATATGAGCCTAATATTTTTCCGACAATATCATTAGGGTATAGAGTTTTAGAATTTACTTTAACTCTATTTTCAGATAACATTTTTAGGAATGAGTCATATCGAATAGTGTCATTTCGTGAAAAAGCTTTTCGATAAACCATGTTTGCTTTGGAAGGAATCCTAGTATAATCAATATCTGCGTACATTCCCTTGGTGATTTTTGTTTCAACTAAATCAATTTTTGATCTCAAAGATGATAAAAGCTTACGATATTGTTTTGGCGTTACATCTAATGATTTTCGGAGAATTTTGGCATACTTCTTTGTCTTGATACTCGATGCATTCTCGCTTGGCATCCACTTCGCTAATAAAGACGGGTGTTCTGAATCCTTATCTGCAAGCAACTGTTTTTTGACAAGGTTAACAACTTCTGTTTTCACAGGTGTTTCAAGCAACTCCCACATATCATCCCATCGACCATATAAAGGAATTAAATGAAGATTTTTTACTAGAGAGTCCTTGTTATGTACTGACAAATGTCGAAGGGCTAAGCGAAAAAATCTGCGTTCTCCTTGGCCCTGAGTGATATCACGAAGATAGAAGAGAGTCTTCATTGCTAAAGTTGCATCTTCTGCATGTGCTTTTGAGAACAATTTGACTACTTCGTCATCACTTTTATTTCTATAAGCTCCACCCATAGAAAATAAGTCTAGCACATCAGATTTGGTGCTTTTATAGGCTAATGCTCCATTTAGGGTTTCCGTTTTATTAAATTCATTTACTAAGTGATTTAACATGATATCACTTCTCCTTTTTCTTCTTTTACATTCCGTAAAACTAAGAAATTATAATAAAACTATTATTGCATTATTAATTTGATTTTTAGATAAAAAATATATGAGCTATCGGATTCGAACCGATACCCGATGGGTGGAAACCATCGATACTACCTTTATACTAAGCCCACATGAACGGAGTGTAGAGGATTCGAACCTCTGCCACCTTACGGTGCTAACTGTTTAGCAAACAGTCCTCTTAACCACTTGAGTAACACTCCAAAGCTAGGCGCAATAATATCTGTCAAATTACCATAATTATTTTTAAATCTACACTATTAAGAATATTGCTGTACGCGCCTATCAAGACACTGTTTATAAAGTCCTGTCTTAAGCCACTTGACGACTATCGGTACTTGCCGACAGGTAGGATTCGAACCTACGAATGGGACTGACCACGTTATGCATTAGAATAGCTGTTAGTGTCTTTTGATACCGAAGGCAGGACTTGAACCTGCACGTCTTTCGACACCAGAGTCTAAATCTGGCGTGTCTGCCTTTCCACCACTTCGGCATAATAGATGAGATGAAGGGATTCGAACCCTCGATATTAGGATTTGCAATCCTATGCCTTACCACTTGGCTACATCCCATATGAATACCGAGGCGCTAACTGATTTGCCTCGCTGTCGCTAAACAGGTTTTCTTCGTACCTCCTACGCGCGATTGTCGATACGGCAGAAATTTCTCAATTAAACTATGGATGAAAGGTTTATTTTATTTATTATGCACCCGTCTGGAATCGAACCAGAACCGAGCGGTTATGAGCCGCCTGCTCGACCTTCGAGCTACGGGTGCGAAACCTAGACACACTCATTTCGCCTAAATAAAATTTTGAAAGTTAAATTGCTGTGGGTGTCTATATTTTTTATAGAAGGGGAGAGGGTGACTAATCCTCTTAAGCAAGACACAGTATATAAATGCTCCCGTTACACCACAGAGATAGTCTGTCTCTGGAGGGATTCGAACCCTCACCACTGTTTTATCATAACAATATGTAGTAGTAGTTTTGCTGTATGTGTCTTTAAAACTGCGAAGGTAGGCTTCGAACCTACAAATCCTAGCTTCAAAGGCTAGTGACTTTACCAGTTTGTCTACTTCGCAATGGTCTGGGTAGCTGGATTCGAACCAACGACATCTCCTGTCCAAGAGGAGTAGGCTACCAGACTGCCCTATACCCAGATTTAAGCTTTTTGAAGAGAAGCATAACTCTGGTCTACGTCTTTTTGAGGTCTAGCACACCAGTAAGACCTAGAAAGGAGTGGTGCATATGTGCAAACTTTACATTACAGAATACGGTGGAGTGGAAGCTCCACCTACTCATCCAGCAGGGTTCGAACCTACAACCCCCTGATCAACAGTCAGGTGCTCTACCATTGAGCTATAGATGAAAAATCAAGGCGCAAAATTTTCAATAACGATTTTATAAACATTAACAATTTAGCCTAAAATAATTTTGCTGTGAGCGCCTTATTGGTTATGTAATTATAATAACATTATTAATTAGTTTTGTCAAGTGCTATTCTTACATTCTGTCAGCGATGTCTGCAATTTTACTTCTGTGAATTGTTTGAAGTTCAATTTCTCCATAAATTTCATTCCCCCTAAACACTTCACTCATTCGTCTCATGCCATTGTTTGATGAGTATACATCTTTATCTACTTGAGCAAAATAATCTCCGTCAACAATAACCTTTGTATTGTCGCTAATACGTTGCAGTCCCAATTTCAACAGGTCGGCTGTTAAATTTTGTGCCTCTAAAATCCAAACAATTGTTTTCATTTCTCCTGTATCATAACCGCGCAAGTCTACAAAAGGGAGGATTTCAAGATTATTATCATTAATCTGTTTAATGATTTCATCTTCATCACCAAATTTAGACCTAAGCATAGTGCCTACAGCCGATTGTAATAGTTTCTCCAATCTATCTCCCTTATAAAATCCAAGTTCTTGAGAATCGCGAAGTGGGGTAGGGTTGACGAAGATAACCAGTTTATATCCTTCTTTTTCAACGAGACTCCATGCTGTATTCAATGCGATAATTGATTTTCCACTTCCTGCACGACCTCGAATAGAAGTTAGTTGATTATTCAAAATGCTGTCTACGGCCATAACTTGTTGTTCATCACGAGGCTGAAATTCTCCAAACTGATCGGTTTTGAATCCATTTTTAATACGACCTTTTTTATTGCGTAGCGACTGGAGCATTTCACCATTCCATTTCAAGATATCCATCAATTCACCGTTTAAATCGTCATTGATAACTGCATATTCATTTATCAATAAATTAAATTTGTTTACGTTTAAATTAAGATAAACTTCATCGAGTTCCTCTTTTGTCATCAAAAATTCTTTAAATCCTTTATGTTCAATAAAGGTGTTTTCGTTGAAATTTTTAATGGGGATTTCAAACATTTTGCATTTTTCTTTGATAAGTCGATCGTTTGAAATCATCCCGTATCCATTATCTACTGCGACTTGAAGCAAGATATTATCGACATATTGCCCATCTAAACTTTCGTCTAGAGTAAAAGTATAATCTTTCAAATCAATATAAATATGAGACGATGTATCATCTAGAAATCTTTTTAACTTTCGAATATCGTATTGAAGTTGTCTGTCACTTTTTCTTGTCTTTTCTAAATGTTCAATTTCTCTTAATACATGAGAGGGGATTACACAATCATATTCATTAATAATCTCTGGCTTAATTAAAAGAACATTTGTATCTACAATAAACTTCATACCGTTTCTCCCTTTAGTCAATGTCTTTTCTTATTTGTTGGATTTATTTAGTTCTTCTCTCATTTTCTTAGAAAGTCTAGTACCAATTTTAAAATAATCATTTGAATACATGTGCTCTCCCGTTTGAGGGTTTTTGATCTTTCTTCCTTTTGCTTTTCTGACTTCTAAAGTGAGTAAATTCTTCAATTTTACAACACCGTGTTTTAAAAGACCTTTACCGATATTATCTATCAAGACTTCTACTAAGATTTTCACTTCATCTTTTCGTAATCTTAATTCACGTATACGGTCATCTTTCCATACTTCATGAATCAGCTTCGAAAGATTCAATACGCAAACACTCCTTTCATTCTTTAATTTTAACAAACTTATTATCTATCAAATCGTAGTTTTGGTTATAGAAGCGTAGCCTATCATCGCTATCTATTGTTACAAGAATTTCCTCCATGTACGCTTCATTCGTGTAGTCATCAATTGTTCCAGCCTTATTATGTACTTTGTATTCCTCAACCTTGTTACTTATAGTAAAAATTTTATCCATAAATCTAAATTCGTTATCCGTATTAACATAACACCATTGGGTTACTTTGGAGTTATTTAGAATGGCCGTAGATTTTTGCAACTTAGTTTTTCTTTTTGCCATCATTATTACCCTCCAACCCTAACAATTCCTTATTAATTGTTGATAGACTTGAAAATGGAATGCTATTCGTCTTTCTTTTTCCTTCCATCTGCTCGATCTTCCAGTTTGATATCATATCTTTATTATGCTTGTTTTTATCATCTTCATCCTTGTGCCAAACAAGATAATTAGCTAATCCATCTAAGAAAAACCTAATCGTAATGGAATCCCAATTCCGCTCTATAGCAGATCGCCATTCATTAGTCAAGTCTTCAACTTTTTTAAGCTTTTGTTCTAAGGTGATATTTTCTTCAAGATTAAGCTTAATCCCATTGGGGAGTTGAATCTTCACTCAAAAACAATCCTTTCTATAATTTTCTCACTACAACTCATCGTTTTAACAGTTATCCTTAATTATTTGGTTGGAATCAAGTTAACCTTTATTGATTTGATCCAATCCTCTTCATTCGTATCAACTATCCTAGCTATGATTCTGTCTAAAGTTCGATAGGCTGTCATTCTTGGATAATCAAAATTTTCAATAATATCAGACACAGAATGTCCATCAAATAATAAATTGAGAAACTGTTTATCTTTTTCCTTGAATGAAATTTTTTCAATCAGTTTATCTAGAGAGGCATATAGAGAAATTAACTCCTGATTAAATTCAAAAATATCTCCAGCTTGATCAATATTGATATTCACACTTGCCAATCGGGATGTATCAACTTTGCTTCTGAATAAAATTAAATACTTAACTACCATTTCATCTGACAAAGTTAAAACTTTGAAATCCCTCTCTTTTTTATGTATGTCAATTGCAACAGACCCCACCAACTCACCCCATTGTCATTATTAATTAGTTTAGTAGAGAGGAATGATCCGAACTACTTATAATTAATATAACATTATTAATTGGTTTTGTCAAGATCGATAAATGTGATCGGCTATACGAAGGGGTTTTAATTGACAGTTACATTCTTGACACCAAAAACATTATTTGTTATATTGGTAAGGAGGTTATTTAAACCTAAGTATAAGGAGATGGTGATTTTGATATGATGAATCATTTTGAAGGGATTTACAATCAGGATGTACTGTCTAGTGTGAGACTTCCTAATAGCATTTTTAAAACATTATCTAAATGTATTAGGAATAGAAATGGGAGTACAAATATTCAACAGGTTGCCTTTGGATATTCTTATCTTGTTGCAGTTGCCTTTTTATATAAATATACATACTTTGTCGATCTTGATAATCAGACCTATGTCCAAAACAAAGATATTAAAGAGCTTCTTGGTTATAGTAGAGATACAAAAACTATTGACAGAGTTATTAAAAAGGATGGACTGTTAGACAAACTTCACCTTACACTGACAACACGAGAGTACCCCGTGAGATACACAATCGATAAAGAGGAGACGATAAATAAAATTCCTTTAAGAGAATTTATATTGATTAGTGAATTGAAATCTGATGACGTAAATTATGCTAAGTTTAAAAAGATAGTTAAAAATAAAAATTATGTAGTGAAAGAACCTTTGTTTCTCACTTCTGGCTATGAAGGTTCAGAGTACGGGACTTTATACAGTATTGAGCGAACACATAAGATAACAATTAAAGAATTTTTGACTTTTTTAAGGAGCGATGATTTTAATAACATTGAGTTTTTAATATACGGTTTTTTAAAGTCACGGTGCTTTGGAAGAAAAAACAACATGTATTCAGTGCCAATTTATAAGATTATATCTGAGGTTGGGATCGACAGAAGCACTTTTTATACTTATCTTGAAAATTTAAAGAGAAAGAATTATATAAAAGTGATTCATAAAGAGTGGAAGACAAAAGGCGATAACTTTAAGAAGATGGAGGCGAATGATTATATCTGGTTGGGAGTGTGAATGGAAGATGTTTTACAATTTTTTAGAAGGTTATCCAAACCTACCAATAATCAATACAGTTAATAATTAATTAATAATACTAAGAGTTATACTATTAATTATTATATATTTTATATATTATTAATAGTATTGATAATTTAGTAGGTTTGAGCAACCTCCTAAAACGTTGTAAAAAATAGTAAATGATTGGGTTTTTATGGGTTTCTTTTATTATCACAAGTTGAAGAATAAGTATAATATAGTTTAATTATGTTATACTTAGAAGAGGAGGGGCATATGGCTAAATTAGAAAATGTAATTCAATTCAATACAAAAAATGAGGATAAAAATGTTTATGGAACAATCAGAACTTATTTGATACGTAAGGGACAGAACAGTCAAAACACCGCATCAACTTATGAAAGGCATATTCGTGATTTTTTTAGGACAATGAGAGGCAAAGAGCTAGAACAACTGATCGAGGAAGACCTTATCTTCACTAAAAAACAAATTGAAACTTATCAAGTAGCTCTTAAAGAGCGCCATAAAGGGACGACAGTAAATAACGTAATTTCTTCAATTCGTGAATGCTATAAAAGACTAGTCGATGACGGATTTAATGTAGATGTGTCGTGGTTTAATGTGGAGAGGTACGATGAACATGATAAAGAAAGTTACGATTCCATGACTCATGAAGAGGTTCTTACAGCAATGGAGCTTGTGTCTAAAACAAGAAAAGGCAAAGAAAAAGCTCTTTTTATCAGGGTCGCTTACGCAACAGCTTGGCGATTGCAGTCTATATTAAATCTTGAGTTCAATGATATCATCAACATTGATGATATATGGTATATCAAAACAATTGGTAAAGGAAATAAGACATCTTACAAGAAGTTATCTGATGATCTATATCAAGAATTAATGCAGTTCAAAGAAGAGGTGAAAAGGGATAAAATTTTTCAGCTAACAACTAAAACTATTCAAAAAATGATGGATTACATTCGAGATAATATTGATTTTGGTCATAGGAGAATTGTATTCCACTCTTTCAAAAAAGCATCAATAAACGAGGTGAGTATTCTAAGTGGCGGAGATATAAAGTTAATGCAAGCCCATGGAGATCATGCCAATGCTACAACAACATTAAACGATTACGTATCTAAGAAAAATTTAGAAGAACTTTTAACTGTGGACGTTGACACAAAAATTCCACTAGAAAGATTAGAAGACATGTCTAAAGAACAATTAATTGATTTAATTAAAAAAGCAGATCGGACTACACAAATTCGTTTATTAAAGAAAGCAAACTTTATGTGAATGACATAAACACCTCTTAAAATCATTTTAAGGGGTCATACAGCCGTTTTAAATATATTCTAATGTATTTGTATTCGGAAGTGCAAAAACTTCTTAGAACGAAAAATAAAACAAATTAATAATGATGATATAATTAAAACCATTTTTAACGGGGAATATAAATGATATGCTTTAAACATAGATAGAAGAACTATTAACGAAAGGGAAGAGATTATGATTGAGTCGAATAAAATTGATATTGTACTTATAATAAAACCATTTGACAAATTAGGTATTAAAAAAGAGGTAAGAAAAGAGGCTCTCTCTGTTTTTGGAGACACTGAACGAGTAGAAACTTACTATTATCAAGGGTTGGATGCAAAGCATATCGAAATTGAAGTTATAGGGTATGTATCTTTTAATATATCCACAGATTTCTATGCCAATTTATTTAAATTTGAAGAAGTTTTTCAATCTTTATTGTACCAAGGAGTAATCGAATGCGGGAACGGAAATGTTTATAATATAAAAAATTTTACAGTCAAAGTCATTTAACGAGGGTGTGAGAATATTGATAAAAGTATATGAAGTAAATGTTGAAAATAATATTATTGACGCCGTTTTTAAAATCTCCAATATACAGCATGATACACCTAGAAAAGCTGAGCATATAAGTATGCTCGAATATTTTGAAGACGGGAAAACCTTAAATGATTTATCTTATACAATGTCCGATTTTTCAATGTTTGGTTATATGGATGCAGAAGTTCAAGGAGAAATGGATTATCCTGAACTGCAAGACATTGTTGATATTATTGAAGAAATGTATTTAAAAGAAAGAGTAAAGATCAAAAGAAAAGCATTTCTTATAAATGGTATTCACGTTATGATTATCTAGATCATGTTGATATCTATTTAGAGGGATGATCTTATTTTATGCGAGTGATTCTTTTTAAATAGATATTCTTTTGTATAGATTTAATAAGTGCCTAAACAGCATTTTTCAATTGACAAAACTAACTAATAATGTTATAATAATTGTATTATGTTTGTTCCAAAACTAAAGGGAGATGATATGGAGTGATTGAACTTAGAGTAAAACCAACGAAGCGTGTATTTTTTAATGATGAAACATTCTTTAGTATATATGGAGTTGAAGTTCATCCAGACTATTTAGAGTCTGGAGTCAAACTGAATAAGTATGGAAATATTTCAATTAAGGGAGTTATGCCCAATCTAAATTTATATGAAGAGTACACAGTTGTAGTGAAAGAAGACTCTTCTAGCAATTATAAAGGTAGCTATATCGTAGAATCTATTCAAAAAGACAAACCTGAAACAGTTAACGACCAAAAGGAGTTCTTGTCTACGATTCTAACTCAAAACCAAATTGAAAATATTTATACTGTTTACAAAGAGGATCAAGATGTTATTAGCCTGATTGAATCGGGTGAATTTGATTATACCAAGGTAAAAGGATTAGGAGAAAAGTCTTTTCAAAAGCTTCAAAAGAAAGTAATGGACAATATTGATATGAGTGAAGTTTTAGCCTTCTGTAATAAGTATGGGATTAAATATAATATGATTGCTAAGCTAATCAAAGAATATAAAAACCCATCAATTGTTATTGATAAAATCAACTCCAATCCATATGTTTTAACAGAAGTGAAAGGTGTAGGATTTAAGAAGGCCGATGAAATTGCAAAAGCAGTTGGGTATGATATGAAATCCGATCACAGGATAGATTCTTGTTTGAGATATATTATTAGCGAAGAAAATGCTAATGGTCATTCGTGGATCGGTCGTAAACAACTCCTAAATAGAGCGATTGAGCTTTTAAATATTGATAAGAAAGATATTGAAAATCGCTTAGATGGAAATGCGAAAGGTGTAAAAAATGTTGATGGAGAAAGATTTACAAGAGATGTTGTTTTTGAAGCGGAAAATTACATAGCTCAAAGAATGATTCAATTTAAAACAACTTCTAAACAACTTTTCTCAAGAGAAGAATTAGATTCATTTTTAGATGAATATTGTCAAGATAACGATGTTGAGCTGGAAGAAAATCAAAGACAGTTTTTTTATGATTGGAATGAAAACAATATCTTATTCTTAGTTGGTGGAGGAGGTATGGGTAAGAGCTGGTTACAAAGAATACTATTAGAGTTAATTGACAAAAAGAGTTTAACCACAGCATTATTAGCACCAACAGGTAAGGCGAGTAAAGTTATGACTGGTTATACTGGAAGACAAGCTTCAACTATTCATCGTAAAACGGGAGTGTTTGGAGAGGATGAAAATGCAATAAATCCTATCACTGAGGATATTATCATTGTGGATGAAAGCTCTATGTGTGATGTTTTCATTTTGTCAAAACTCTTCAAATCAATTGAAAATGAGAATGCGCGAATTTTATTTGTAGGAGATGACTTTCAATTACCAAGTGTGGGGGTTGGAAACTTCTTATACGACTGCATTAATAGTTTGAGTATTAAAATTTCAAAGTTAAAGAAAGTCTTTAGACAAGCGGATGGAGGGATTTTAGATATCTCCACCAAAGTTAGGAATGGTGAAATATTTCTTAACGAAGAAACGGAAGGTCGTATCCAGTTTGGCAGAGACTGCGTATTTTGGCTGTCAGATCAAAAATATGTTCGCGATGGAGTAATTAAAAATTATAAAAATGTTTTAAAGAGATTTAGTCATGATGAGGTTGTTATCTTAACTCCAACAAATAAAGGAAAACTTGGGACAATGGAGCTTAATAAAGAAATCCAAAAAATTGTGAACCCTCCATCAGATAACAAGAAAGAGAAGAGGGTAGGTAGCAAGGATAACCAAGTAACATTTCGTGTGGGAGACTCAGTGATGAACACAGTGAATACGTATAGAGTAGAAACATCTGATGGTGGTTTGGCAGATGTGTTCAACGGAGATACAGGGATAATTGTAGACATTAATGAAGAAGAAAAGGTTTTTATCATTGATTTTGATGGCATTAAAGTTAAAGTTAAATTTAAATTTGGAGTAATTCTTACGAATATCGTTCATTCATGGGTTACTACAATTCACAAGTCTCAAGGTAGTCAATATAAAGTAGTCATCGTCATTATTGATAAATCATCAAAATATCAATTAAATGCAAACCTAATTTATACTGGTTTTTCACGTGCTAAAGAATTTATGTTGGTTTTAGGACAATCAGAAGCAATTAATCATGGAATTAGAAAATTTGCAAATATGGAGAGAAGAAGCTTTTTGCAAGAGTGCCTTAGCGAATTTAATGAAGATAAAACTAAATCTTTTGTGTCTGAAAAAACAGTCGAAAAAGTTGAAGAAAATAGCGAAAACGAGCTTTGCTATTTGTAATCTTAATTTAATAAAACTAATTAATAATGATGAAATAATTAAAGGTGGTTGTGTAAATGACTAAAACAAAAAAGTATGTGCGGATTTTAAAATCAATTAGTCCTAACTTTTGGTATAAAGATAAAATCGGTCATGTATTTGAGATCGAAAAAGAAGATCGTCGTCTATATACAACACGGAGGAGATATGGGCGTTTAGCGGCAATTCGAAAAGAAGACGCAGAACTTATCGTCACAGAAAAGCGTCCGGCAAATAGAAATGACCGAATTTTAATTACGAATGCAGATACGGGACAAGGCCTTTGTAAGAACGGAGATGAGTTTGTTGTTGATATGAAGTATGCATTTTGCGGAAACGATGTGATCGCCTATAAGGAGTATGACATAAATCGGTTGAGAGCTTACTACGTGATCTATAAAGAATATGAAGTCATCGTCAATAAAAACGAAATTAAAAACGAGGAGGATAATGGATTGGGGAAAACTTATGCATTCAAACCGAACTTGGACGCAATGGGGTACGATGAACTAATCGCCCACGGCGAAGCGGTTATGCAAGCGATCAGACTACGCTCTTATGGCGAAGGTTATAAACAAGGAAAGTTCGATGCGGATGTGGATACGACATATATGCGGCCGCAGGAAAAGACCGCACAAGAACGCCGGGATGAAATCGTTGAGCAGGCGAAGGCGGATATCGAAAACCTTAAATATCGGACATTCTACGGAGAACTACGATATTCATATCACGGCATTGTTTGTAACGTAGAGTTCGTTGTTAATAAAGAGAAACGGACTGTTGTCGCTCTCCTTAAATCGGTAGGAGAGGGCGCAGTCAAGTCAAAAGGGATCGCCAAGGGCGCACCGGACGACTGCTTCAACGTTCATATTGGAAAGGCTATCGCTCTCCACCGCGCACTTGGACTCGCAGTACCTGACGAATATCTTAACGTGCCAAATCCAACGGAAGTTCATGTTGGAGACATCTTAACATTTTCCCAAAATGACGAGATGTTCGATAAAATTCATTACAGAGTGGACTCTGTGAAAGCACCAGAAGAAAATCTTACGATTATAAAAGATGAGCTTACTAATGAGGGAGTCGGACGAACAGCTAGTGCAGATTTCTCTGCGGTAAAAATGCATTATCACTTTAATTCAGTAAGTCCGATCAAAGAAAAAATTATACTTTTAAAAGGTGTATTCAATACTTTTGTAAGCGAATTGATGATCATCGATGATAGCAGAACGAGTATCTAATTTAATTTTAAAAGTAAAGCATAGGGATGAAGTATCATCCCTAAAACAGTATTAAGAAAATGGTGAAGAAATGATTTTATTATTGTTAATAGGTTTTTATTTATTATTAGGATTAGGCACTTATGCATATTGTGTATTCGTGACATATTGGTTTTTAGGATTTTTGATTTTTCGAATAGATGATACATATGTAGGAATCTGCAAGTACCCGAGATGGCTTATGTTTTGGATTTATTGGATTGTAAGCAAGGTGAAGGTGATTAAAGGTGTGGGATGATATACTAACGTATCAAGCAGTAAGGTTTATTACAAAAGCAACAGAAGACGATGAGGAGAAAATCTATGAAATGTTTGGTCTAATTAAAGAAAGAATTAAAGATCATAAGATCATTGTGGCTCTAGCTAAACAGTGGAATAAATATAATGAGGCGAAGCAAGCGGGATTGGCGGTTCATTTCGCGGGTATGTATAGGGCTAGCATGTTCATGGCTTTAATGGATTACCTGTCTTATAAGTATGAAACTAGAAAATGACAAAAAATATTGACAAACTGTGACAAAAGTTCTAAAATTATCTTTGACAGAACAGCCTGTCAAAGAAATAAGCCCAAAAATGTAAAAGAAAAGAGAGACTTTAGTCGTGAGTCTCTCTTTTCTTATTTAGGCGAGGCTTTACTTAAAAAATTATTTTGTTCCTCCGTAAATATTTCCGTTTACAGTTGATCCAACGTAGACCTCAACTGTTTTTGTTCCAAAGACTGCATTTCCCCACTTGAATCCAGCTAAAGTTTCAACTAACAAGCGAGAGTAAACCTCTTTATATTTATATTTTCCTATGCTTGCATCTCTTACTTTCCCCATACCTTTAGGTGTGTAAGTGAAAACCGATCCGAAAAGGTGTCTTACCCAGTCTCCATCATTGCTTATTACAGAAACTTTCTTTCCATCATAGCGGAAGTTTCCCTCTGCCCATACGGTAAATTGCTTTGCTCCACCTAATCCATAACCTATTCCAGTAGTCCTTTCTGTCCCTGTAGCCAAAGCTATTTTATTTTTCTGAGGACGTGGAGAGGACACTTTTTTATTCTCCAGAATATTAATATGTCCAGTTTCCCCTAAAAGAACTGATACCTTACTGTTGTCGTTTTCAAAAGTAATCATTTCGCCTAATGAGGATGATCTTGGATCGTTCATGAGGTTGTTCAAGTTTAAAGATTTTCCTTCAAATTTTTTGTATTTTTTCACCTTATCAGGGAAAACATTAAACACAGACAATTCTGGATTTTGAAGAGCTTTTGGGGCAGGGTGTTTCTTATAGTGATTTGATATAAGCTCTTCAATCTCTTCCAAAGAAGAGTTTTTCGATAATTGTTTCAACTCTGATTCCAAGATAGGCATTCGTTTCTCAACATAATGCCTTACTTCTTGAATGTCTTTTTCCTTAGTTGTTTGTCTGGCTAATGCTCCTGATGGACTAAAGCCTAAAATACTTAATGTGACTACGACTAATAAGAAAAGTAATTTTTTCATTTTTTCCTCCTAATTTCACCCCCGCCTTCTTTACCAATTCTATACATGTAAGATTATTCCTTCTTGTTTTTTAATTTTTTTAACTCGAGTTTTATGACTAAAAAAATGCAGATAAATAATGCGATAAGTAGACCAAC